AATATTTAATGCGTTTCACTCCAGTTGTCTCCTATTTTGTATTCACCATCCATAGGACAGCGAAGGTTATAATGTTCCCCTGCTTTGATAATACATTCAACAGCTAACGCACCTACGTTCTCTGCTATATCTTCTCGTACTTCCATCTGCCATTCGTCATGGATGTTAGCTACAAACTTAGCATCGAAGGTGTTTAAACGTATCAAAGAATCTAACATAGCAAGTCCACGTTTCATAACGATAGCACCTCCACCTTGTAATAATGTGTTGAGGGCAGCGTGCTGTGTGCGAATTAAAAGCTTGCGTCCATCTATTCCTTTGAGCCAATGCTTGCCTGACGCTCTTTGTACTTTATCTCTAAGAGATTTAAATGATGGATTATTATTAAGAAATTGTTCTCTAAGTCGCTTACCACTCTCTCTGTTTCCTCCAACCACAGACCCAAGCTTTGCATCTCCTGCTCCGTATATAAGTGCATAGATGAATGTCTTCGCCTGATCTCTTGATTCAAGTCCTGCAGCTTTCTGATTAGCGGTGTGTATATCTCCGTTAATGATTTCATTTACATACTCCTCGTTTTGCATGTAGTGTGCAAGCATCCTAAGTTCTAGTCCACTTGCATCTATACCTACTAATTTATATCCATCCTTAACAATCCAACAAGACCTACATTCATTCCCATATGGACTGTGTATGTTAGGAACTTGAGCCATGTTAGGACTCCTATGAGACATGCGACCTGTAATTGTTCCGTTAGGAATTACAAACCCATGTACTCTATTGTCTTCGTCTAAAGCTTTGATCCAAGAATCAACCTGAGCAATACGCTTCTGATAAAGAAAGTATGAAGCTATGAGCTTTGCTTGGGGTATCTTATCTATCTTACCAAGTGTAGTCTCATCTACTATCGGCTGACCAGTAGGAGTAAACTTCTTAGGCTTCCAACCAAACTCTATCAAGTACTCACCAACTTGTTTACGTGAACCAAGATTAAAGTCTTGAAGTTTCCTACGCATAAAAGGTTTAATATTATTTGTAGGTAATCTTTCTTCGTACTCTTCAGGGGTTAATCCTGACTTAGATAATGTTCCATCCTTCTTAAGTTTAGGATTTACTTGTCTGATGTCAACTAACTTAGGTTTAAATTCTTTATGAACTTCATCCTCTGCTTGTTGCATCTTCTCTCGTAACTCTGCTAAAAGTAATTCCCCTTTCTGCAAATCAAATTGGAATCCTGTGTCCTCTTGTTTCTTTATTATATCTGCAACAGTCTGCTCAAGTGCAACACATTCCTTATTAAAACCTGCTCCTTCTTTACGTAAGTGATGAAACAAAACTGTATTGAGATGCACATCACGTACACAATAGTCTAACATATCCTTAGAATAGTTTAAGTAATCATCAAACTCTATCTTCTTAAAACCTAAACGAAAACCCCACTTCTCTAAGCTGTGTCCTCCTTCACGTACAGGATTGAATAGTCTTGACATAACAAGAGTATCAACAACAGGTTTATGAGATAACTTTATACCGCCTAGCCTTTCTAATACAGGGATATCAAACCCTATAATATTATGTCCAATAAGTCTATCAGCTTTCTCAAGAAACTTATATCCTTCCTCTAATTTATCAGGAGGAAACTTGAATGTCTCTTTGGAGTCAGCGTCCTGTGCTACAATACAATGTATCTTGGTAGCCTTAAGGTCGTCTGTCTCTATGTCAAATACTATGTCCATTATTTTTAAATTCCTCCCATGATATTAATTCATCTTGCTCTGCATAAATACAAGGAAACTTAAACTGTGGTTGTCTTGGTCTTTTAGGTTTAGCATGTAACTCCTTACCTGTTATAACCCCTTTAAGTTCACAGGTTACAGTTTCTTTATTTTCTGTCACTACAAAAAATGAATACAAATTAATATTATTATTGATCTTGTTAATCCAAAGCACACCATTATTATGAATAGTTGACTTTACATCTATGCTCCAACCCTTATATTGTATATCCCCAACATCACTACCACTATCCTTAGTTTTACATACTGGGGAAAACACTTGACTAGGATATACGTTTGTTAGTTTAGCCAATGCTAACTCTGCAAATAATCCTGTTCGATCAGAAAAGTATTTATCATTGGTATGATTAAGCGGTAAAGTTTCTGCATTCCTACTTCTTGCTCTATCATATCTGCCTTTACTTAGATAATCTACAATTTCTTTTTCTCCATCCTTTAATATTATTGTTGTCATTTATAACTCCAAGAGTTCATTATCATCTTCTTCAAACTGTTCTTTAGGTACTTCCCTTAGCCTGCCGGTTTCTCTATCGTAACGTAAGTGAGATGCAAGACCCACATCACCTGTGTACCTAGACTTTAATACTCTCACTCGGGTCGTATTAGATTCTTCTTCATCCTCTGATTGTTGATTACGTTCAAGTGCAATAACACAATCGCTTAACTGTGCGATACTTTGTGAACCTCTTAAGTGTGAAAGACTAACCTCCACTCCGTTCTCGTGTCCTTTATTACCATCTACCCTACGTAAGTGAGATACTAATATCATACCAACATTAGTTTCTTCTACAATACTTCTAAGTCTGGTCATGATATTATCTATAGACCTTCTCTCGTCCCCTTCAGATAATGAAGACACTAACATATGTAAGTGGTCTACTACTATCCATTGACAATCACATGCTATGATCATGAACCTAATCTTATTAAATATTTCATCTATACTATTCGTTCCGAAGTGAGCATGAACCCATACTCTATTCTTATTCTCCCCATCATACAGGATGTCAAAGAATTTGTCAATCTCTTCTGGTGAGAATTGATCTCGCTCTTGGTCAATGTATAGTCTAGCGTTAGCTTCGATGGATAAGATACCATCAACAGTCCTTCTCCAATCTTCTTCAAGAGCTATGATACCTACGTTACCTGTAGTTTCTTTAATCAACCAATGCTCAAGCTCTCTCGTTACTGAAGACTTACCTAGTCCTGTACCACCTGTTAAGGTTAGTAGCTCTCCCTGTCTCATCCCAAACAGTTTATCATTCAAACCTTTCCAAGGATAAGGAACACTTTCTTTCTTCTCTCGATTAAAGAAATCTCCTTTTGATTCTGATACATTTATAACTCCACTAGGAGTATAGGTCTTAGCTGACCACCAAGCCTCAACAAATTCTTTATGTTTGTTCTGACGCAGCATATCATTAGCATCTTTAAACCCATTAGGTAAAGACATAATCTTTGCTTTACTAGGTTGGAATAACATTGCAACTTTCTTTGCAGCTTCCTTACCTTGCTTGTCACTATCAAAACAGATAACAACATTATCAAAACTTTCTAAGAACTCTAAGCTTTCTTTAATATCTTTAACTGCTCCACTTGAGCCACGCTTGATTGATACTGATGCCCACTTGCTACCCATTAATTCATAGCAAGCCATCGCATCACACTCACCTTCGGTTATAGTAACGTACTTACCTTTCTGAAAGAGCTGCTCTCCAAATAAACCTGTCCCATTAAAGCTACCCATAACAGAAAAGTTTTTATCCCTAACATATCTAACCTTAGTAGCAGTAAGCTCATGCTTATTGAAGTAAGGGTAAAGATGCTGAACGATTTCCCCATTAGAACTAAGGACACACTTGACGCTATACTTTTTAGCAGTCGCTTCCGATATCCTTCGGTCTGTTAGAGCAGAGTAATCTGCACCATGTGGATTCTCTATTGGTTTTATTGTTTCTTGTTTCTTTGTTGGCATTGTCTTACCCTTGGTTGCTCCCTCGTAGTTAAGAAAGTAGGTGTCACAACTAAAACATTTAGCTGAACCATCTGTATTCTTTGCTACTGGGTCACTACCACCACACTCAGGGCATGGTAATTTATATTCTGCAAAAGCCATATTGATTTCCTCACGTTATTAAAACTGTGCTAGTTTTTACAAGGTCTAGCAACTTGTTAGGCACACTAGTCTGAGTCGTTAGACTCCGATAGTTCTTCATCAACTACATCAGCATCTGATACTGCAGTTGATTTCTGTTGTCCTTCTGTATTAACAATCTCTATAATCTTATTAGAGAAAAAGTTTATACCTGCTTGTAACTCTTCCAAGTCAAGCATAGTATTAGCTTTCTTCTGATTCAATCGTTGTAATCTACCAAAGATTCCTTGTCCTTCTTCTGGTAAGTCCTCCACATTTATAGGTACATTATCTATTGTTATACTAGGTTTAATTTCTTCTTCTGTCATAATTAAAACTCCAAATCATCGTCTATAGATTCTAATTCGCTACCATCAGAACCTGTGTATTCAACAAGGTCAATAACCTGTACTGCTTGAAGGTCTAATCCTTTAAAGTCTCCAAACTGATTGGTTGTTTCCCACTCTCGGTATTGAACTCTAACCTTTGAACCATTCCCGACAGATATGTCTAGTGGTTCTTTGTTAGCGTCCAATAGTTTAGGTACTGCATTAGGAGTACCATCCTTACGTTCAACTTTTCGTTTGAACATAATCTTTTTAACACCATCAACATCCTTAACTCTAAAACCACGACCTGTAAAATCGTCTGCAGTTTTATCATCAAGCACTAAAGTGATTTGATATTCTGGTGTAAATGTTGTGTTGGGCACTCTTACTGCTGCCCATTCACATTGTCCTTCAAGTATTGCCATTTTTTTCTCCTATTTTATTATTGATATTGAAGTCGTTTAAACTGTGTGAGGTTTTGAGTGAATCGTTAGACCTCTTACTAACCCTATGCTGTATAGGATACGTACTAACTAGTGGTATAGTGAGGGCTACGTAGTTAGTTATATGATTCATAGTGTTACTTCCCTCAAGTATGGTTCATAAATATACCCCATAAACATGTCATAAGTTTGTCTGTCTAAGAAAGATAATACATAATCATTATCTATTACCCTTAGATTATGTCCGAGTTTCATCTCATACATATCATTCATAATATTAGAATCAGAACCTACTTTCATGTACTGTTCTCTTGTTAATACTATTTCTTTATCACTTAAAACTATCATGTATACCTCTATTATAACATGGGTTGCTACTTAAAGTCAACTTCTTTTTTGAATTATTTTATCATCAACATAAGAGTACAGCTCTACTGTACCATCAGTCCATTTCGTTTCTCGTATGCCATTGTTAGAATGAACATGCTTAATCTGTTCTTTCTGTATAACTTTCTCATACACAGGAAAGATATCGTACTGTGTCATATGTCTAACTCTACTTCATCAAAGTCTTCATTATAAAATGTTTCTTTGTCTGCCCATTTATAATCTGTACTCCCTCCGCAGTCATTACTCTCATGCTCAACTGTACTACCATCTTTGTATGTTATATGAAGTGTACCATATTTAATATAGTAATCCTTTATTTTATTGGCATCAATGTTTAAGTCTTCTAAATCCCATTCAAGCGTTGTTGTGTACTGAGCTTCTAAAAGTCTAGCAATATCTTTTGTTCTTTCTAATGTTATTACATTACTCATTATTTATCTCCTGACTGTGGTTTAAGTGTATAAACTATAGGTTTAATATCTTCTAACACATCTTCCATAGCTTCCTTAACATCTTTATCAGTTGGATACCCACTCATGTCTAGTTCTACATAGACCTTGTACTGTATTGGTATGCCTAGCCACTCATCTACCTTGTCAATCCTAAACTTTCTCCACTCTCCACCATCTCCTTCAGGTGCTGTCCATCCTTGGAATCCATCAAAGTCTCCGAAGAATTCTTTAGGTAGTATCTCCCTTATAGCATCCTTTCCACCATACATAAACTGCACAGTCTGATTAGTTTTAATAGCATCTATTATATCCAATGTCATTTGACTAACATTAGGTCTTTCCTTTGCTACATATTGTTTTAAATTATTTGCACTTACCATATTACTTCTCCTCCTTTATGTATCTATGCTTCTCACTATTCCACTCAAGACCTAACAAGTCTGTTAGTCTCCACCTTAAAGTTTCTAGCCTACCTAAATCACTTACATATAAATCGTGAAACTCAGTTAGTCCTGATACTATATTGTCAAGTTTATTAACTTGCCAAATATACATAGTGTATTCTTCTGGTGATAACTCTATTGTTACTTTAGTTTTTAAATGTTTTATATTCATTTTCCTTGCCCTCTATATTTTTTGTAGGAATTTTTCTTCTTCTTATTCATGGTCGAGAATCCTACGTTACCTCTACCAATCGAAGTCTTTTTCTTTACACTCTCATGTGTAACCTGTCCTGTTGTTGTCCTCATTTACATACTCCTCATCATTTCTACATATCTTTCTGCATGTAAATCCCACGATGATTCAGAATAACCTTTGATCTCTGCGATCTCAAGTCCTTCCTCGTACCATTGTTCCTCTATCTGTTGTTGTATATGATTACTCATTTATATCCTCTCTGTTTATACATACCTGTTAGCTTTTCTTTCTTTGGATACTCCGAATCCATAACACTTTTATGTATCTCTTCTTTTATTATAACACACGTTGCGTCATCAAGTCCACTACTAATTATCTTAACATCGTTTAAACGTGGTCGCCAAGTTTTCCATGTTAGCTTCTCTGCTGAGACATTCCAAGTCCACTCAATGTTAGTCCCGTTGTAGTCATAGCCGAAGATAGGTCTAGTCATTGTTTAACTCTTCACTTGCTTTATTTAAAATATTAATTATGTTTTCATCACATATTTTTCTCCACTCACCTCTAGTTTCTGTACCTTCTAACATTGCAGCTAATAATATTTTCTTTTCCAGATTTTTTAATTCTGTTTTAGGAGCTTTAATAGTATGCACTAATTGAAAATCTTTATAAGGTGCACCCACATTAAAGCTACTTAATCTACTTTGTAAATTAATAGTCTTACCTATCTTTACCCACTCTTTCCACGCAGGATTTTTACAAACATAAATATATCCTTGTGTCGTTGTAGAACCACAATGGTCACAAGTTAATCTACTCATTGTTCTCCTCTAAACTATCCAGTCTGCTTTCTAAGTCACTAACTTTATTTTTTAAATCCTCAATCTCATTATCTGCATTATCAACTCGGTAGTCTACCTCACTTGTAGTGTCATACGCATCTCGTCTTGCATCTTCTACCTGAGTATTTAAATCTGAAAC